AGCTCAAGATCTTACTCTTTCGAAAGCTCTTATTTTTTCACTTGGGGTTATCGGTTGCATCCGTTAAAACCTCCCAGTCCGAATTTTAATCTCTTTTAGCTCCTCTAATGCAGCCATCTGGATTTTACCTATTTTTCCAACTTTACAGGATAAATCAATCATCCATATAAAAACAAATACAGCTATTACTACGTCCATTATTTAAACTCCTTTAAATTTTATTTTTCCCAATAATCTGGAAAAATATCTATCGTTTTTTGATTTGGATACATTTCCCATATTTTTTTAACTAAAATTTCCCATTCTTCTTTATTTATTATATTTGTTTCTTTTAATCGAAATAAACAAGCTCTTAACACATGTTTTACTTCGCAGTCTTGTTTCCATTTAGGTAATTTACTCATTATTTATTCCATTAAATATACTTACTGGGTAAATGGGTGTTTACCCAGCAAGTTGTTTTATTATTTAGCTAATTGAGCCATCTTTTCAGTCAACGCCCAAAGAGCCGTATTAAGTCTAACATTTTCTCCCACAGAATTAACAGGTCTAGTTCTCTGTCTTTGATGATCTTCTGTTCGGTAGCGGATTCCTCCTCGAATTATATTTTCCTGAACTACGTTAAACGTCGTCCAAAGATCGTTTTTAGTATCCTGCGTACGTCTAGGTTCAAGCAATTTCGTTGGCGCTACCAATGCCTCGCCTTCCTGCCATTTTAGTGTAGAAGCAATCTCTGCGTAAGCGTGTTGTGCGTCTCTGCTTAATGGAATATTTTGCCATTCGATTGCCTTTTGAACGCTAATGGGTACAATCTCAATGAGGTCATTTGCAGCTTCAACCACTCTTTCTACTACGTTGCCCTGATGCTTAACTCTACGGCAAAAGATCTCATCTCCAACGATCATACCGTTTGAACAAACCAAACGATAAACGCCAGACCTTAATTGGTAGCTCGTTGTGCCGTCATGGCTGTTAACTAAAACAATCTCAGGTAATAAACCGCCCACTTCTGTAGCGTCTTGGTGACGGAAGCGTATAACGTGTTTAACGAAGTTCTTTCTCTCTTTATTAAGCGTTCTTGATTGAAATGTAGTAACAGGTTTAAATCCTGCATTGTTTAATCCCCTAACGACCTCGATCGTAGGGATAAAGCCGTAACGGCTACTCGTATGCTCTGACCCACCAGTTGCAAAAATGCTAGGAGCTAATTTTTCTAACTGGACTTCATCTAAAAACTGTGACATATTGTCTCCTGTATTGATTTATTGGAGGGGGATTGCCGTCCCCCCTTTGGTTTATTTAAATTCTCTCAACTCTATATTTTTCCCAATCGCAAGCATCGGTTTCATCTTCGCAATCCATGCATTTTATATCCCATTTAATCATGTAATCATTGTCTTCTGAGTCTATTGCATAAGCTTGATACCAATGATCCTCTCCGTCAAATTCTGCATATGGCGCTTGCATTAGTTTTAGTTCCATATTCTTGTAATTTATTGTTCCGTAATCCATTTTGTTCTTGCTTGTCTTGTTGTTTTTCGTTCTTACCTAAATATTAACAAATGCAGTCTTTTAAGTAAAGCGAAAAAAGAAAAAAAGTTGTTTTTTTGAAAATAAAAGTCAATGACACTTTTAGAAAATGATCGAGAAAATTGAGGGAACCTCTATCTTAAGTTACTTAGTGTTAATGATTGTTTGCGAGGAAAGTTTTGAAGTAAATTTCCTCGCGAACCTACAATTTAGACTGATAATGTAAAAAAGAATCTAACCCAAACGGAATGTAAAATTGCGTTTTTTGACGTACGTTCTTATTATAAATCTCGTTTACTGCGCCTTTCGTTTTACAATTTACGCACTTCTGATAAGTTTTCTCTTTTTTGATTTCAATTTGAACTCTATTAGAATCGCAGAAAGGACAAATCATATAGACCCCCTATTTTTCTCAATCTAAATCGACCCTTTAATTTTGTCAAAATTCAAAAATGCCTACAAAAAAAATTGAACATTTAAAATCCTTAATGCACACTGTAACCAACTCACAAGGTTTTAAAAGATGGCAATATCAAGTGAAGATCTTTTATTATTAAGAAAAAGAAAAGCCCAACGCCATAAATTTGGAGCCGTAAGCTGTGAAAGAGATCAAAAAAAATTCCCAAGCAGACTCGAACGCCGATATTACGATCAACTTAAAATTCGGCAAGCTAGCGGAGAAGTGGTTTTCTTTCTACGTCAAGTACCGTTTGATGTGGGTGGTGGCGTTAAGTATGTATGTGATTTTCAGGTGTTTTTGGCTGATGGTACGGTTGAGTTTGTCGATACTAAAGGGAGAGACACTGCTATGTCAATCGCAAAGCGAAAAATCGTAGAAGATCTTTATCCTGTAGAAATTAAAATCGTAACTAAGGTTTAAAATGTATGTATACCGTGGAGCTTCCTGCGTTAATTTAGAAAAAGTCACTCATTTTCAATTAGATTTCAATTCTAGAAGAAAAAGAAAAGATGATGCGATGATAAAATTTTATTTCGATCATTTTTATGAAAAAGGAGAAGACGGAGATGAACAGAAATATACTGTTTTCTTTTTTGATACTGTGAAAAATGCCAACAATGCCCTATTGATTATTTGTTCCTGTATAGAACAGGGAAAATCAATCTGTTTTCTTAACAATGAAGATATTAAATAAAGTATAATGAAGGTTTAAAATGGAACAACAAAGTTTAGAAGAAATAGCAGCCGAAGTGGAAAGGGTGGCGTTCTTAAATTGGTTGGATCGCACCTGTAAATTTGTGCGCTCTAAACTATTAGAAGATCAAGAAACCGCCTCTTATTCTCTTACAGTGACAATTCCAAGCAAAGAAGACGATCAAATGTATTATGAAGTCCAAATAACCGCTAAAAGGAGGGAAAATGAACGATCTGAACAATCTAATGCATGAAATCGTCCATCCTCACGTTCATAAAATTAAAGAAGTGCTGGTAAATCAAATCCTGCAAGACATGATTCATCTAATTATGGAACAAGTTTATAGTCAACTTTATGAAAAAAATGTTCAAATGGCGCATTTAGAGCATAGTAAAATAGAAGAAAAAGTATTAGAACAAATGAAATTAAAAGGGGAAACAAATGAGTCAAAATGAGCTAGAAAAACAACTATGTTGCGTCTGCAACGGCCAAGGCATTCAAGAAGGCGAAAACGCTCTATGTCCTGAGCATTACAAATCCGAAGTAATAGATAAAAAACCACAATCTCAAGAGCAACCAATACAAGATTTATCTCTCTCAATTAACCTCAATTGGGATGATGAAAATAGTTGCTTCCTGATTTCTTACTGCGAAAAAGAACGCGCTATTTTCCAAGTCAAGATGACCCCTGCCGCATTTGAAAAAATGACCTCCGATATGATCCGAACCGTTAAAAATTATAATCTTTTTCAAGCTCAACAATATCAAAAGGAAAAAAATAATGAATCAACAAAATCAGGAGATGGAATCGGAACTGATGAAATGGACGACGCAAAAGCGGAAATTGAAGGATTTGAAGGGACATCCATTCAATCCGAGGAAATTGAGCAAAAAGGCACATGCGGATCTACTTAAATCTTTTAAAGAATTAGGTTACGTTGAAACCATAGTTATTAATGAAGATAACACCATTATTGCTGGTCATCAAAGATATAAAATAATGATGTTATTGGGTTGGCAAAATAGTTCAGTTGATTGTCGAGTTCCCCCTCGACAATTAACTGATGAAGAAGCAGATAAATATCTCATTCGTTCTAATAAAGTGGTTGGAGAATGGGATGACGATCTTTTAGCGAATCATTTTAGCGAAGAACTTCTTTTAGATTGCGGTTTTACTCGTGAAGAATTAGGAATGGATAATGAAGAAAGTGAGGAAATTGAAGGAATAGATCCAGAGGAAAAATTAGTTATAGAAATAACCTGTAAACATGAAACCGAACAAAGAGAACTTTATGAAGAATTTGAAAATAGGGGGTTAATTTGTCGATTGCTAACACTATAAAAATTGATATAACGAAACGATTGCCGGACTCGAACCACTTTAATTCAAAATGGGTAAGAGATAGATATGATTTAGATATAAATACTTATGAAAAAAATTGGAAATTTGATTTTAACTTTCCAAGTGAATGGCAAATAGGTTTAATCGTTGGTAATTCGGGATCAGGTAAAAGCATAATAGCACGAGAAATATTCGAAACAGTTTATCAAGATCAGGTAATTCTTAATATTACAGTTCCATTAGTGGAATCTATGGGAACTCATGATATGCAGGACATAGTAAACGCTTTAACAAGCGTAGGAATGGGTAGTACTCCTGAATGGATTACTCCTTATGCTTTTTTATCAACAGGTCAAAAAATGAGAGCTGATTTAGCTTATTGTTTACTTAACGATAAAGAAACAATCGTTTTTGATGAATTTACAAGCGTAGTAGATAGACAAGTAGCTAGAGTAATAAGTCATTCAATTTCAAAAGCTTTTAAAAGAAAACAAAAACAATTTGTAGCGGTTACTTGCCATCATGATATTGAAGAATGGCTTGAACCTGATTGGGTATTAGATATGGATCTAAAAGAATTTAGAGATTCAAAAAAAAAAGACCTAAAATCGAATTCGAAATACGATCTTGTAGCAAGCAAGTTTGGACTATTTTCAAAGATTATCATTATCTAAGTCATTCATTAGCAAATAATACAGATTCTTATATAGGTTTAATCGACGGACGACCTTGTGCATTTATTTCTGTAATACTTTTTCCTCATCCAAAAGCAAAAAAAGTTTACAAAACACATCGTTTAGTGGTATTACCTGAATTTCAAGGAATGGGTTTAGGAAGGATTTTGACAGACGAAATTGCTAAATTTTATTTATCTTTAGGAAAAAGATATAGGGAAACGACAAGTCATCCTGCAAGAATCGCTTCTCATAAAAAAAATCCTAATTGGATATGTTGTCATCAAGGTAGAAATATAAATCCTTCTAATTCAGGTTTAGGAGGTATGTCTAAAAATCGTTTAACAACATCTTGGGAATTTATAGGTAAAACATGAATGAAGAACCAAAAAAAAAAGGAGGGAGTAAGCCAGGCTCCATTAAAACTCCAACAGTTAGATGTGAAAAAGATTCTAAATTAGGAAAAAAAGGAACCGATGGCAGACCTTTTAGAGATTTTGATCAAAAAATATTCGAAAATTTATGTCGAGCTTTATGCACTGTAGATGAGATTGAAGCCATTTTAAATACAAATCAAGTTACTTTAAATAAATGGTGTTTAAGACATTATGAAAAAACATTCAAAGAAATGTATGAAAATTTCAAATTGCATGGAAAAGCCAGTTTAAGAAGAATTCAATTTAAATTAGCTGAAAAAAATGCTGGTATGGCAATTTTTTTAGGTAAAAATATGCTTGGTCAAACAGATCAATTAGTCCAAAAAATAGAAACAAAACAAACAGTAACTACTAAAGCTATTTTAGAATTACCCGACAATGGAAGAAGATATGTTAATGGAAGAGAAGATTAGGCCACAAGAAGGTCCTCAAATGGATTTTCTTGCATCAGAAGCAGATATTGTAATTTATGGGGGAGCAGCAGGAGGAGGAAAAACGTACGCTTTATTATTAGAAACTCTTTGGCATCATGAAACTCCGGGATTTAGCGCTGTAATTTTTAGAAAAAATGCAAATCAAGTAAGAAATCCCGGTGGTTTATGGGATACTTCAGCGCCTTTATTTATGAAATTTGAAGGAAATCCCAAACAATCAACTTTAGAATGGGATTTTCCATCGGGTGCAGTAGTAAAATTTGCTCATATGGATATGGAAAAAGATAAATTTTCATGGCAAGGATCGCAGATAACACTTATTGGATTCGATGAACTTACCCACTTTTCTTGGGGTCAATTCGTTTATATGCTATCTCGTAATCGTTCTCTTTGTGGAATTAAACCTTATATTAGAGCCACAACAAATCCCGATCCAGATTCATGGGTTAGAAAATTTATTGATTGGTGGATAGATAATGAAACTGGATATGCTATACCCGAAAGATCGGGATTAATTCGTTGGTTTATAGTTATTGGTGATGAAACAATCTGGAGTAATACTAAAGAAGAACTTAAGAAAAAACATCCTGATTGTCTTCCAAAAAGCGTTTCTTTCATAGCCTCTACCGTATATGATAATAAGATTCTCTTAAAAGAAAATCCTGATTATTTAGCTAATCTTCAAGCGTTACCGCGTTTTGAGAGAGAACAACTCTTAATGGGTAACTGGAATATTAGACCAACCGCTGGCATGTTCTTTCAACGTTCTTTTTTTAATGTTGTGGATGTTCTTCCGCGAAACGTAACTTTCGTTCGTTACTGGGATCGAGCCGCGACTAAAAAGACCGAACTTAATGATCCCGATTTTACAGTCGGATTGAAGTTAGCTAAAGATAAAGACGGAATATTTTACGTTGTAGACATTGTTAGATTGCAAGAAAGCCCCCTACAAGTGCAAAATGCAATTAAAAATTGTTCTACACAAGATAGCAGTGATTGTAGGATAGGAATTGAGCAAGATCCAGGTCAAGCAGGAGTCAGTGAAGTCGATTTGTTAATTCGTATGCTGCAAGGATATTCCGCAACAGCGTATAAAGTAACTAAAGATAAAATTACTAGAGCCTCCCCTGTGAGCGCCCAAGCCGAAGCAGGCAATATCCGAGTATTAAGAGGCTATTGGAATGAAGACTTTTTTAGAGAGTTAGAAAACTTTCCCGAAGGTGGACATGATGATATCGTGGATGCTTTAAGTGGAGCTTTTCTAATGCACACAGAAAACAAATATAATCTTTTAGCGTTATCGCAAATGTGAGGCTTATGGATGACAGACCGATCGTGAAGGCAGATGCACAGGACTATCGTCCTATCACCTACATTCAAGAGCAAAAGCATCTTCTAGCAAAAGTCAAGCAAGTTAACAACGACAATTTTGTCCGCTCCGATGGTTGGATGAACGTCCTAACAGGCTTAGGAATGTGCGGAAGAGACAAGAAACAAAGCGGTTTTTTCCGTATCTCTAACATATTCAATCGCTCCGAATTAGATCAAATGTACCGTTCCGATGGCCTACTTAGGTTGATCATCGACATTTTTTCTCAAGAAATGCTCAGGCAAGGATGGGAATTAGAAGGCGATGCCGAAGGTAAAATCATGGGCAAGCTTGAAGAGCTAAAAGTAAACGAAGCGATGGGAAATTTAATTAAATGGGCTAGGTTATTCGGAGGAGCCGTTTGTATCATGGGTATAGCC